CGGGATCGAGAGCGGCGCGAACGCCGCAACCGCCGCATCGTCATACAGGCAGACCCGCCCATCCGGCATTACCCACCACCAAGGCTCGCCGACCTGAAAGCGCACCGGCTGCCCGGCCTCCACCGCCAGCACCGTGAACGCCCGCGCCACTTCCTGCAGCCACGCCATCGCCGCCTCATTGGCCGGCGACAGCAAGGCCGACGGCGGCTCCCACCCGGTCAGCGCCGGATCGCCATTCTCCGCCCTTTGCTTCCACGTCTCCGGGCAATGCGCGTCGAGCAATTCATAGCTCAGCGACAGGATCGCGCCGAAGCCCAGGGCCTTCGCCCGCTCCAGGAAATCCGCATGCCAGGCCACACAGGGCCCGTTCAGCCCGGCGGTGACCAGCCCCTCCCCGTCCACCCGGAAATAATGGCTCATCCCGACATAGTGATTGATCAATTCCCGATAGCCGAGCCGCAGCACATTGTGCAGCACCCGCGCCGGCGTCAGGTGATAGAGATCGTCATACCCCGTCGCGATCCGCAGCCGATGCTCCGGCACGATCGTGTCGCCGATCGCCAGCACCGAGCCGGAGCCGTCGCAGGCGATCCCGCTCAGCTCCGCCCAGCCCTCGGCCGGCGCCGCCAGCGCCGCGTCCGTCGCATCATAATCCGGCGCGACCAGCGAGACGAACAGCCGGTCCACATCCCCGGCCCAGACCGGGTCGTCATTCTCCCAGCCGCCGGCCAGAGCGTCGAAGTCCAGGCTGATCGCCGCATCCTCCGGGCCGCCCTCGGCATAATTCCAGAGCCGCACGAACCAGCTGCGCGCCGCCCCGGCCGCGTCCCGCCCCTCGATGGTCAGCGTCGGCCCGTGCACCGCGTCCAGCGCCTTCAGCCCCGCCGAGCGCCAGCGGAAGCGCAGCTGGCAATGCCGGAAGTCACGCGCCGTCGCATAAGCGAGCAGCGGATGATCCCAGCGGTCCTCCGCTTCCCAGATCAGCCCCGCCAGCTCGTCCCTGCGATAGAACAAGGCATCCACCCGCAGCGCATCCGGCGCAATCGTCACCGCCGAGGCCATCATCGGCCGCGGGAAGTTGACGGTCCAGTAGCGCGCATCGAAGCGCTTCACATGCCCGAGCGTCTTCGCGCTGCCCGGCGGCGCCAGCCAGTGTCCCATCTCAGTCCCCCGCCCGCATAAGCGCCTGCCGTACCGCCCGCGCCACCTGCCGCCCCGACGCCTTCATCGCCTGCGCCTCGCTCCCCGCCGGCGCCGTGATATTTATGCTGACCCGCACGTCCCGCCCGCCCCCAGGCATGGCCGTCTCGATCCGCCCGCTCGCCGTCGGCACGAACACTTCCGGCCCGCGCTCGCCGACGACATAGGCCCGCCCCGGCGAGACCGGCCCGCCGATCGCCTTGCCCGGCGCGCCGAGCACCGAGGTAAGCAGGCTGCCGAGGCTCAGGATCAACTGGCCGAACCCGCCGCCTCCGCCACCACCGCCGCCGCCCTTGAACAAGGCGTCGAGCCCGCCATGGATCGCGGCCCCGGCAATCTCCGCCATGGCCGAAAGCGCCACCCGTTTCAGATCCTCGAAGCCGAGCTTCCCGGTCCTGAGCGCCCGCACCAGCGCATTCTCCAGCACCCGCCCCGCCTGGTCCGCGCCGGCGGCGAACGGCCCGGCCAGCTCGGCCTTCATCATCGCCACGTCGCGGGCGAACAATTGCGTGTCCGCGCGCACCGCGACCAGCAACGTCTCGATCTCGTCAGCCATCGGGAAACCTCTCCTCGAGCCGCGCCAGCTCGGCGCGGGTCATGGGTGGCGCCGCGCCGCCGCCGTTCAGCGCGCCCAGCACCGCGGCCAGTTCGGCCGGCGTCGCCCGCCAGAATTCGTCGGGCCGCCAGCCGAGCAATGCGCCCGCATATCCGGCCAGCCGCGCCGCGGCCTCGCTAAACACGGCCTTGCAATATCTGGGTGAGCAGCATCCGGAGCGCCGGCGTCGCCTTGGCCAGCCCGCCCTCGGCGATCGCCTGGCCGATCCGTTCGCGGGTGACATTGTCCGGCCTCTCGGCCGCGCAATGGAAGAACAGGCTCGCAATCTCCGCGATCCCGAGGCGCCCCTCCGCGGCCCGTTCGACCAAGGCGAACAGGGGGCCGAGCTCGGCTTCCGCGGCCACCAATGCTGCAAAGCTGGGGCGCAGCAAAAGCGTTGCGCCGCCGACCGTGATACTGGCCTCGCCGCGGGTCGGATTGGCGCTTCCGGTCATGCCGCCACGACCTCGCCGGAGCTCTCCAGGTTGAGCGCATAGGTGCGCTCGCCATTGTGATCGCCGGCATAGTCCAGGCGGGTGATCAGGAAACGGCCGCGCATCGTTTCGCCGCTCTCGAAGCTGAGCTCATAATCGTCGATCAGCCCGGCCAGCGCATTGGTCTTGAGCCGCGCCTCGGCCGCCGAGCCCGTGAAGATCCCGCTGCCCGCGACGGAAACGGAGCGGACCCCGGCTCCGGACAGCAGATCGCGCCAGCCGCCGCTGTCCTTGGTGGTGACGTCCACGCCCTCCCCATTGACCGACAATTGGGTCGTGCGCATGCCCGCGACCGTCGCATAATCGGGCGGATCGCCGCCGTCCCCGACCTTCAGCAAAAAGGCGCTTCCTTTTTCCGCGCTCATGCCGCACTCTCCTTGTTGTTCAGACTGTTGGATGGATGGGAATTCGCCATGATTTCATCTGTTCTCGCCGTCGCGATGGCCGTGTGGATGCAGCCCGCCGACACGACCCGTGCCAGCCGCGAGGCGTTCACCACCTGCTTGCGCACTTATGTCGACCGGGTGACGCAAAGCCGCATGACACCGGCCGATTTCGCGACCGCTTATCCGCAGCAATGCACCGAACAGCAGACCGCGTTCCGCACCGCCGTGATCACCCGCGAGCGCGCCTCCCGCATGAGCCAGGCCGATTCCGAAGAATCGGCGAATATGGAGATCGAGGAAGCGCGGCTGAACTTCAGCGAGCGGTTCGACATGGCGCAGCCGGCGACCCGCACGGCGGAGGCTCCCGCGGCCACGACGGCCCCGGCGGCAACCGCGTCCGCGACTCCGGCCGCGACACCCGCTGCTGCGACCACGGCGGCCGCCGCGCCCGCGGCGACTCCGGCCGCGCAGCCGGCGTCGCAAAGCACGCCGCATTAGGCCTTCAGCAGCCGCGCGCGATACTCGATGGCTGCGGTCCATGCTGCGCTTTTGCCGCGCAGCATGGACGCGCGCAGAAACAGCAGATTGACCAGCCGCCAGCCGGCCAGATCCGGCCCGATCGCCGCGATCGCGGCTTCGCTCGCCGCGGCAAGACCGCGCAATCGCGACGGGCTTTCCCCCTGGTCGAAGACGAGGACCGACAGCCGCAATTCCCGCCCCTCGCCGCTCTTGTGGCTCCAGTCCGTCTCCGGTCCGGCCTCCACCACGGCATAGGGAAAAGCCGCGGTCAGCGGCGGCCCGTCATAGACGCGGTTCAGCCCCTCGACCGCGCGCAAGGCCGCCAGCGCACGCTCGGCCAGCGCCTGCCCAACCCCGGTCATTTGAGCAGTCCCGCGATGGTCCAGCGCAGGCTTGCATCGAGCACCAGCTTGCGCCCGAGCCCGCCGCCGCTGAGCAGGATTCCGTCCTCGCTCTCGGTGACTGCGACGTCGCCCGGCAACAGGTCCCGCAGTTGCGCGGCAAGCGCCGCCTTCCGCTCCGCCGCGCGCGCGTCCGCGGCGCGGCCCGCGCGGCCTTCCAGCTCTTCGAACATGGCCCTGATCCTATTTGAGACGCAGCCGCCGCCACGGCCGCCAGAGCGCGGTCACCGCTGCCGGCACCTCGGCCTCGCCGGTCTCGCCGCGCCGCAGGTAATATTGCGCCGCCAGCCGGATGATGCCGTGACGGAGCATTTCCGGGACGCCGTTCCAGTCGGCCGCCATGCCGGCCCGGTAGGCGACCCGCAGGCGGCGCCCCTCGCCCGCGACATGCAGCGTCACCCAGCCCTCGCCTCCGGCGTCGATCTCCGCCGTGAAGGCCGCGGCGTCCAGCGCCGCCGCCACGCCCGTCTCGTCGACCGCTGCCACGCCGTCGATCGCGCGCACCGGTCCGACGGTCAGCCTCGTGCGGACCGTGGCGGCCGGCACAATCTCTTCCACCGCCCGGTCGATCAGCGCCCGGCCCGTAAAGGCCTCGCAAAGCGCCGCCGCCGCCCGCACCATCCCGGCGAGCAATGCATCTTCGTCGCTGACCGCGATTCTCAGGAAGGCCTTGAGCTCCGCCAGCGCGATGGGCAGCGCCGGCGGCTCACCCGTCGTCACGCCCATCACCGTTCCTCCACGCGCAGGGTAATGGAGCGGATGTCGGTCGTCCCGTCCGAAAAGGTCACGAGGTTCGACACCGCATAGCAATGGCCGGTCACGCCGCCCGCGAGCCTCGCCGCGGTCCGGCCGGGCTCGAAGCTGGTCTCCTCCGCGGCCACCCCGCCAGCCTCGTCCGGCACCACCGCCCAGAGGCTCGTCTCGATCGACTGCTCGGCCAGGTAGGGCGTCCAGTCGATCGCATAATCCACCCGCGATTGCGGATCCTTGAGATAGAGGCTCATCATGACATTCCTTGCTCAGGGGCGCGTCGCCGGGGCCGCCGGGGCCCTGGTCTCGCGCGCCGCTTGCTCTCCGGTGATGGACGGCGCCGCGGCCCGCCCCCAGGGGGGCACGGGCGCTTCCGCCAGCCGGGTCCGCCCGAAATCGCTGCCCAGCAGGCCCAGCCCGTCCCGGGCGAGCGGCCGCGCCGCGATCGGCCGGCCCAGCATCAGCTCGGCCCGATCAGGCCGTGGCCGATCAGATCGTCGATCAGCGCCTTCACCCGCTGCGCGAGCTGCGCGGTGGTGACGGTCGCGCTGTCGAATGCCGTGCGCGCGGCCGTGCCCGTCGGCGCGCTCCAGCCGGTCACCCGGTTGCCGACCACCTTCACCGCGTCCACCCGGTAGGCGCCGCCCACATCGGCATTGCCGGTGACGCTCAGGCTGGTCAGCCCGCTCGCCACGCCGCCGCTGATCGACACCGCATGGCTCGCCTGCGTCGCCATCGTGCCGAGGCCGAGATTGGCGCGTGCGGCGCCTGCGCTCGACGCGCCGGTGCCGCCATGGTTGATCGCGAGGTCGTTGCCGAGGCTGAGCTCGCTCGCCGAGACCGGGCCGGCAAAGGCGGCGCCGGCGAGATCCGCCTTCGCCGCCAGCGCCGTCTCCTGCCCCGCGAACCAGGCCGCGGCGACGGTCAGGGCGATCGTCTTCAGCCCGGGCGAAAAAGCCACCGCCGCCCCGCCCGAAGACGAGGCGAGCGGGGTGCGCAGCAGCGCCCCGCCGCCCAGTGCGCCCTCACCCGTCTCCCATTCCTCCGGATGGGTGACGCCGAGCAATGCATAATGAAAGCGCATGCCCGGCGGCACCAGGTCGAAGCCGCGATGCCCCGGCAGCGGGTCGCCCAGCAACAGGCTTCCCGGCCCCGTATCATGGCAGGCCACCCGCACCAGATCGGCGAAGAACAGGGTCATCGCTCCCTCCTCAGGCCGCGAACTTCAGCAGCTTGATCGCCTCGCTGTTCATCACCTGCCCGCCGACCCGCTTGGTCGCGTAGAAATGGACGAAGGGCTTGTTGGTGAAGGGGTCGCGCAGGATCTGCGTCTCCGCCCGCTCGGCGATCAGATAGCCGGCCTTGAAATTGCCGAAGGCGATGGCGAGCGCATTGGTCGCCACGTCCGGCATGTCCTCGGCCTCGACCACCGGATAGCCGAGCAAGGTGTCGGGCTGCCCCGCCGCCAGCCCCGGCTGCCAGATGAAGGCGCCGTCCGTGGTTTTGAACTTGCGGATCCGCGCCGCGGTCGCCGAGTTCATCACGAACACCGCGCCCTGCCGGTAGGGAGAACGCAGCGACTGGACGAGGTCGATCAGTCTGTCCTGCGGGTTGCTCGCTGGGAAGCCGCCGTCCACGCCGGTCTCCAGAAATTGCAGCGTGCCGAAATCCCGGTCGCCATCGCCATCGTCGCTGGTCGGCGCGGCCAGGAAGCCCTTGGGCTTGTTCGTCCCGTTGCCCGCGACAAAGGCCGCGCCTTCCGCCCGCGCGAACTCGGTCGCGATCTCGTTGGCCAGCCAGGCCTCGACGTCGAACGCCGCATCGTCGAGCATCGCCTGGCTCGCCGCCGGATTGGCGTAAAGCTCGCCGAACGGCGGCGCGATCTCGTTGAACAGGGGCGTGTCCGTCTCCGGCCGCGCTGCGGTTTCCGCGACCCAGCCGCTCTCCGTCCCGCCAGTCGTGACCAGCTTGCGATAGCCGGCCGAGCCGACCTTCACGACATTGGCGATCGCGCGGATCGGCGAGATCGCGGCCAGCGCCCGGTCGATCTCCGCATCGATCTCCTGCGGCACCGCATAGCCGCCCGCGGCGTCGGTCGCCCCGCTCACCGCCTTCAGCTCGACGCCGGCCTCCAGGCCCTTGCGCAGATAGCGCTCGACGAACGGCGAGGCCTCCGCCTTCGCCCCCGAAAGCGCCGGCCGCGATCCGGCCACGATCTGCGCATCGACGCGCGCCCGCAGGGTCGCCACTTCGCCGCGCAACGCCGCGACCTCCTCATCCTCCCGCTCCAGCGCCTCGAACGAGGCCTCCAGCGCATCCGTCTTCACTTCCAGCATCTCCGTCTCCTCTGTTGAATTGTGCACGCACGAAAGCGCGCCCCGGACACGCATCCGGAGCGCCATTCTTTCGCTTTTCGAAAACTCAGGTCAGGCGCGCCTCACGCGCCAGCCGCTTAGTCTGCCTTGAAGTCTGGAATCGCCTTCAGCACCCCATATTTCTCCTTGGCCGGCTTGTCCTCCAGCGGCGGGAACTCGACCGTCTGCGCGGGCATCTTGCGGTCCGGCAGCCGGTCCAGCAAATCGCGAACCAGGGTCAGCCGGCCCCTTTTCTGGTCGTTGAAATCGACCAGGGTCCAGGGCGTCTTGTCCTTGTGCGTCGCCTTGAGCATCGCCTCGCGCGCCTTGGTGTAGTCGCGATATTTCATCCGCGCCTCGACATCGATCGGCGAGAGCTTCCAGCGCTTCAGCGGGTCTTCCAGCCGCTCGGCGAAACGCGCCTCCTGCTCCGCCTGGTCACAGCCCAGCCAATATTTAAAGAGCAGGATTCCGTCCTCGACCAGCTGCCGCTCGAACACCGGCGCCGCCTCGAGAAACGCCTTGGCCTGGTCTTCGGTGCAGAAGCCCATCACCCGCTCGACCCCGGCCCGGTTGTACCAGCTGCGGTCGAACAAAACGATCTCGCCCCTTGCCGGAAGGTGCGGCACGTAGCGCTGGAAATACCACTGCCCGGCCTCGCGCTCACTCGGCTTTGACAGAGCGACCACTCGGCACTGGCGCGGATTGAGCCGCTCGGCGACCGCCTGGATCGCGCCGCCCTTCCCCGCCGTGTCGCGCCCCTCGAAAATCACCAGCAGCCGCTGCCCGGTCTCCGCGACCCAGCGCGCCATCTCGACCAGCTCCGCCTGCAGCGGCTCGAGCAGCTCCTCATAATCCTTCCGCTTCAGCGACCCCATGACCTTCCCTTCACTCCCGCTTATTCATTCCCGGGTGAGCCCCAGCACCCGCATCGAAATCACCCGGTCGACGACCATCACCGCGCCGGGCGGCCGTGCCTGCCGCCCCTCGAAAACGATCTCCACGGCCACCGTCCCGCGCAGCGCATCGGCCTCGGCCCGCACCGCCGGGTCCGGGAACACGCCCGGCGCGAAGGCCAGCCAGTCCCGCCGCGGCCCGGGGTCGCCCTCGGCCCGCGCGCCCGTCCCGCCCGGCACATATTCCGACCGCTCGAAGCCGGTCACCCACACCCCGCGATAGTCCCGCCGCGGTCCGAAGTCGCAATTGGCCAGCCCCTCATCCGTGATCGGCCCGACGCACGGCCCGCCCGGCGTGGGGCCAGGTGGCGGCGGTGCGGGTGTCGGCGAAGGCATAGGTGGCTTGTCCCCGTCGGCGATCCGATTGGCCTCGTTGCCCGTCCCGCCCGAGCAGGCGGCGAGTAGCAGAACCGGAGCGAGCATGCGCATTGCCGTCACTGCCCGCCGGCCGTCGCGGCGCGCACCGGCACGTCGCTCCAGACCAGGTCGCTGAAGGTGAAGCTGCCCCCGATGCAGGCGAGGTCGAGCGCGGCACCCGGCCCGAGCGCCACTGGCACCTCGGCACGCCACACTCCCGCCCGGATCGTCACCCGATCGGCCTGCGCCTCGATCACAAACGGCAGATCCTCCCAAAGAAAGCCCCGCGTCCGGATCGTGCCGAGCGCCCTGCGCTGATCCTCCTCATCGCTGCGGAACTGGACATAGACATCCGCCACCCTTTGCCCGCCTTCCAGGCCGTAGCGGGGCGTGATCCTCAGCGCGACGTAGCGCCCAGGCTCGGCTTCGCTGTCGATCGTCACATCGGCGGAGCGCGCATGGGACGGAATGTGGCCGCCCTCGATCCTCACCGGCAGGGCCGGGTCGGGAATCTCTTCCAGCCTCACGGGATGCAATTCACCGCTGACCCGATAGCCCGGCCCTGCGAGAATCTGCCGCATTTGCCCGTAATCCCCGAGCGGCGCCGTGCAGCGGAAATCGAGCGGCGCCGCCGTTGTCGCCGGCACAAGCGCCAGTACGAGAGCCATCAGCATCGACCGCACCCCTTCCGCCGCGAGCCTATCATCCTCCCTCCGGACCGGGAAGCGCCTCCTCCAGCGCATGCACCCGCGCCTTCGGCTGCATCGGAAAGGTTACCAAACTCACCTCCACCAGCTCCACCGCCCGCAATTCGCGCGGGCTCTCGCCCCGCGCGTCCCGCACCCGGTAGCCGAAGCTCAACCCGCGCACCGTCCCTTCCTTCAGCAAGGCCGCCGCCTCGCGCCCCGCGGCGCCGCCGGACAGCCGTCCGATCACGCGCAGCCCGCGCCCATCCTCCTTCAGATATTCGATCCGCCCGATCGGCCGGCCCGGCGCGTGCTGCCAGAGCAGGGGCACCGCCCCGCCCAGCTTCAGCGACGCCGCGAAGGCCCCGCGCCGCACGACGTCGCCGCCCCGGTCCGGCCGGTCGAACACCGCCGCATAGCCCGCGAACCTCATCGTCCCAGCCACCCGAGCTTCACCGCCATGCCCGCGACCAGCAGCGCCAGCAGGATCCGTACCGTCCAGCCGACCACCGCCGTCCAGGCCGAGCGCTTCGCGTCCCGCCAGGCCCGCAGCAATTCGCGCAGATCGTCCATGTCGCGCCGCGCATGCTCGTCCTTGAGGCCCAAGGCCGCCAGCGCGCGGTCCGCCCCGGCTCCGCTCGCCTCCTCGATCAGCGCGCGCAGCGTCACCATGTCCGCGCCCTGCCGCTCCGCCTGGGCGAGCAGCAGCGCCAAAGTCGCATTGTGATCGGTCATCGCGCCGCCTCCTCTTTCGGCGTCCGCGCAAAGCCCAGCATCTCGCGCTTCTCCGCATCGGTCAGGAAGTCCGCTGCGGTCACTTGCCGCCAGAGCCGCTCCCGCTCCCCGGACAGGGCACCGACCTGGTCGACATCCACCTGCAGCTTCAGCCCCGGCCACCAGGCCGCGAGCCCGTCGGAAAGCCCGCGCAGGATCCGGTCCGCCATGGGCAGCACCGTCTGCCGCCACAAGGCCCGGTTCGCCTCCCGGTAATTGGCATAGGTCACGTCGCTCGGCAGGCCGAGCAGTAGCGGCGGCACCCCGAAGGCCAGCGCAATCTCCCGCGCCGCGCCCGCTTTCAGCCCGATGAAGTCCATGTCCGCCGGCGTGAGGCTCATCGCCTGCCAGCGCAGCCCGCCCTCGAGCAGCAACGGCCGCCCGGCATTGTCCGCGCCGGAGAAATGCGCCTCCATCTCGGCGCGCAGCCGTTCATATTGCTCGCCGGACAGGCCGGCTCCGTCGCCCGGATCGTAAACCAGGGCGCCGGACGGCCGCGCCGCATTGTCGAGCAGGGCCTTGTTCCACCGCCCCGCCGCATTGTGCACCGCGATCGCGCCCGCCGCCGCCGCGAGGCAGCCCAGCCCATAATGGTCGTCCAGCGGGTGCGCGGCCTTCAGATGCACCAGCCCCGGCCGCCCCAGCCCGTCCTTCGCGACGATCCGGCTCTTCGCCTCGCCGACGCGATAGCCATAAGCCGCGGGCCAGCCGGCCCCGTCCGCCTCGACCGTCACCCGCTCGGGCCGCAATGCGAACAATTCCGCCGGCAGCCCCTCCGCATCCTGCAGCACTTGCACATAGGCATTGCCGTGCAGCAACAGATGCGTCGCCACATGCTCCAGCAGCCCCGGCGTCAGCAAAACCGCCGCGTCCGGCCGCACCTCGTTCGCATGGACCGGCGCCCAGGCGACGCTCTCCGCCACCAGCCGCACGCATCTCTGCGCCACCGGATTGCCGAGATAGGCCTCCCGCACCCGCCCCTCGTAGGAGCGCGGCCAGGGATCGGCGGCAAAGCCATGCCGCCAGCCCGCGAACAGAAAAGGCCGCCCGGTCGCCCGGACGGCCTTGCGACCGAACCATCTCATGTCTCTCTCCGCTTCAGATGTGGGCCGGTCTGCGGCCCGAAATGCTAGCGCGCCAGCGGCCGGGTCAAAGCCCAGAGCAGGCCCCACAAGGTCCCCGCCGCCATGATCCAGGGCAGCCCCGCCGCGACGTTGGACGGATGGCCTCCCAAGACCAGCACGAACAGCAAAGCCGCCACCGCGCCCACCGCCGGCGCTGCCAGATAGACAAAAGCGCCCTGCCCCCTCCGGTCCAGCCAGCGCTCCAGCGGCGCCAGCACGAAGAGCGAGCCCAATATGCCCGGCAGAGTCACCGCCATCGGTACGAACAGGATCAGCCAGGCCTGCCCGCCGCCCTCGGAAATGGCGAACGCCGCGCAGACCGCCAGGATCAGCGCCAGCTGCGACAGGATCCGTATGCCGACCCGCATCTTTCCCTCTTCATCCGTTCCCCGCCTTCGCTAGGCCAAGGTCGTGTGGGCCGATACCTACTTCCGCATCATCTTCGCGCTCGCCGCTATCGCCAACGCGATCTTTCTCGTCCGCAAGCTCGTCACCGGCACGGTCAGCCTGGCCGGAGGCAGGACGTTCCCCCCGCACCGAAGGCCGCGCGACGATGGGCGCCGGACGATCGTGGCGGCTCCGGGAGTGGGCGTGATGCTCATCCTGCTGATCCCGAGCCTGACCGTCACAACCCTCTGACCGCCGGCCGCCGCTCCTTGCCGAGCAGCAATTCCGCCATCGCCCAGACCATCGCATCCGCCCGGTCCGGGCTCCGACCCGGCCCTTCGTACGAGTCCAGCGTGATCCCGCACAGCTCGTCCTCCAGCTCCGGAAATGCCCCGGCGAACTTCGCCCGGCCTGTCTCGAACTGCGCCGCCACCGGCTCCGCCCGCCGGCCCTTGCCGAACCGCGCCTTCACCGCGCGTACCGGCAGCGCCATGTCGACGCTTCGCAGCACGCTCGTGACCATCTCTCCGCCCTGGTTGGTCTCGACGACCACCCGGTCCGCTTCCCACGCCACCGCTGCCGCGTCCACTTCGCGCGCCCAGCCTTCGGGCGAGAGCCCGCGCACCGAGCGATCGTCGAGCACATAGCCGAGCCCGTCCGCGCCGAGCCCGCAAACCACGATTCCGCATGCATCCCCTTCCGCCGAGGCCGGCGGATCGACGCCGATCAGGATGCGTTTCAAACCCTTGTCTGGCCTCCCCCGGCAGCGCTGGATCAGCGCCCGGGTCCAGAGCGCCCCCGCCACATCCTCGATCAGCTCGCCGTCCAGCTCCTGCCGGCCGAAGCGCGTGCCGCGATATTCCGCTTCCATGGCGGCCCGGAAATCCTCGGGCGTCGCCAGATTGTCCGCCGTCCGCCCGCGCACCGTGATCACCTTCCGGTCGGCAATCAGCTTGCGCAGCAGGGCGATCGGCCGGGGCGTCGTCGTGATCAGCACGCGCGCGCCATTGCTCCGCCTGAGCCCCAGCATCAGATTGTCGAACGTCGCCTCCGGGTGGCACCATTTGGCCAGCTCGTCGCACCAGGCGAAGTCATGCTCCGGCCCGCGCAGCCCGTCGGGATTGGCGCCCGAATAGATAAAGGCCGTCGCCCCGCTGGCGAAGTCCACGCGTCCGCGCGAGGGATAATAGGCCATATCCTCATCCGCCCGCGCGACGGCCATCAGCCCGCTCGTCCCGCGGATCATCACCCGCTCGACCTCGGCCGGCGCCGCGCCGACCAGAGCGAACACTGCATCGGGCCGCTCCCGCGCCAGCGCGCTGACCCATTCCGCTCCCGCCCGAGTCTTCCCGAAGCCGCGCCCGGCGAGCATCAGCCAGATGCGCCATTCCCCGACCGGCGCCATCTGCCCGTCATGCGCCCAGGTCGGCCAGTCTTCGAGTATCGTCCTCAGCTCCGGCGCCGTCAGCTGCCGCGCGAAAAGCCGGTGGTCGTCCTCGTCATAATCGTCCGCCAGCTCATGGAGTGCCGCGAGCAGCCTTTGCTGCGCGTTCACGCGGCGGGGCGCGCCGCCCGGCGACGCTTCATCATCCCCATCAGTTGCACGAACGTCTCGGCCAGTTCGTCCTTGCCGACCGTCTTTGGCCGCGGTCCGCCCCGGCGGCCTCTCGTTTCCCTTTTGGACCTTTTGTAGTTGAGATAGGCAATCGCCAGCTGTGGGTCGAAATTCTCGAGCGGCGCCTCGGCCGGCTCGCCATCCTCCCGCAGCGGCGGCAGCTTGCCTCCCGTCTCGGCATAAAGCGCGATCCTGCTTTCCAGGCGCGCTTCGAACTCGGCCTCGGCCGCGTCCATCTGCGCGGCAAAGCCGGCGTCCACGGCGCGCAGATTATAGGCGGCCTTGCCGCTCTTGCCCGCCGCTTCAGCCGACGCGGACACGTTGCCGGTGACGCGAAGGTGACTGAGGAAGATCTCGATATCCCGCTTCGTCCAGCCGTCCTTGCGCCGCTTGCGCATCCGCCCCGTGGTTCGCGACAGATATTCGTTCCTCTCCTCGCTCAT